AGATAATGCTGGAACTACAGTACAATCTATGATTGTGCCTTTATCTTATGCGCCATTCCAAAAGATTTTATCAAGAGTTGTAGAAGATCCGGATCTTTTAAATAGCTCAAGATCTGCAATTAGTTTGCCTCGTATGTCTTTTGAAATTACTTCGATTATATATGATCCTTCTCGTAAAATTTCATCTACTATAAAAATGCGCAAAGATGGTAAGTCTGAGGCAAATAAGTCTCGCAATTTCTTATACGCTGCAGTACCATACAATTTAGATTTTTCTTTATATATTATGACAAAATATCAAGAAGATGCTACTCAGCTGATGGAACAAATTATTCCTTTCTTTACACCGGACTGGACATTTAGTGCCACAATGGTACCAGATTTAGATCCAATTGATATACCAATTGTACTAAACTCTATTACAAATGAAGAATTGTATGAAGGTGATTATACTGAAAGACAAAGCATTTTATATACACTAAACTTTACTTTAAAAGGCTATTATTTTGGCCCAGAAAAACAAAGAAAAGTTATTAAATTTATTGAAATGGATTATGCAACGACAACTACGGCAAACGCTGAATTTGAAGAAACAGTTAACGTATTCCCAGTTAATCTTGCAAACACAGACATGATTTGGTCTGAAGTACAATTTGACGATAATTGGGTAGCAAATACAGAATACGAAAATCCGTGGGGAGCAACACAGCCGTTTGAATTAGATATCTTTACATCAAATACAGATTTACAAACTGCAAATAGTGCTGCTATAGACCTTGGCTCTGGCTATGCAATAGATGATCTAAATACATAAATAAAGATAAAACTATAGGAAACAGATTCAATGGCACAAACGCTACAACATAGAAGAGGAACCACTGCCCAGATAGCTCCACAAACTGGAACTATTGGTGAGATTCTTATTGATACAACAAAAAATACTGTAGTTGTAATGGACGGCTCTACTATTGGTGGTACTCCACTTGCAAAAGAGTCTGATATTCCTACTGCAGTTTCTCAACTAACAAATGATTCTGGTTACTTTACAATCGGTTATTGGAATACGGTTAAATTTAGTAAAGATTATAATGATCTTACTAATAAGCCAACATTATTTAGTGGTGCATACGCAGATCTAACTGGCAAACCAACATTATTTAGTGGCGCATATGCAGATCTAACAGGTAAGCCTACAACTGTTTCATCTTTTACAAATGATTCTGGTTATTTAACAACAGTATCATTTGCTGATTTAACAGGAAAACCAACAACAATTTCTGGATACGGTATTACTGACGCATTCGATGGACAATATTCATCGTTAACCGGCTCTCCAACCATTCCAGCTGATGTTGCCGATTTAACAGATAATACAAATCTATTAGATCATTTTAGTGGTGCATACGGCGATCTAACTGGTGCACCCACAATTCCAGCTGATGTTGCAGATTTAACAGACACAACAAATTTATTAACTCAAAACATTTTTGATCAGAGTTTGAATAGTGCTAATAACGTAGTATTTGCAAACGTTGATACAAATTATGTTTATGGTAATGGTCTTGGTTTAGAAATTTCAGGTGGTAGAAATACTTCTGGGGCAGGTGGTACACTTACTATTGTGGGTGGTACTTCCACTGGCGCAAAAGGTGGAGATCTCGTAATTGACGCAGGGCCAGGAGCAGGCGGTAATATTGGAGATATTTTATTTGGATCTGCATATCCTACAGATATATACATTGGCACTACAGGTGGCACAACAGACCTCGCTGGAACTATAAATGTTTCTGGCACTTTAACAGGTTATATTAGTATTGCTACATTACAAAGTGTAGCTGCTTCTGCAAACACATATGCTGAATTTGCTGCTGCTATTGCTGCATTATAAAGGTGATTAAATGGATGATGATAAGATTTCATCTGCTCTCGGTATTAGGCCGTTAGCAGAAATTAGTGAAGAGGAAAAAAATCTACCGGCCGAAACAGTAGATGTTACACCTCTCCCTTCTGTTATGTCTGAAGATGATGATGAAAATATTCAAGACTTAGAAACGGTTCGTCAAAATATTCAAGGAATTATTGAAACTGGTAATGATGCAATGCGCGAAATGTTAGAGATTGCAAAACAATCTGAACAACCAAGGGCATTTGAAGTTGTTTCTACTTTAATGAAAACAATGCTAGATGCCAATAAAGATTTTGCTGATGTTTCAACTAAAAAGAAATTCGCTAAAGAAGAAATTAATGCTCCTAAGCAAGCTGCTCAAGTAACAAATAACAATTTGATAGTCTCAACTGCTGACTTATTGAAAATGATTAAAGGTAACAACGATGGGTGATGGATACTTAGGTAATTCGCATCTTAAAAAAGTAGATCAGGAAATCGAATGGACTCCTGAGCTATTAAAAGAGTATATGCGTTGTGCTGAAGATCCTATTTACTTTGCCAAAACATATATCAAAATCGTTCACGTTGATAAAGGTCTAGTACCTTTTGATATGTACGATTATCAAAAAGAAATTTGTGATAAAATCTTTAATAATCGCCGAGTTGCAGTTTTAACTGCTCGTCAGTCTGGTAAGACAACAACTGCGGTTGCTGTTATTCTTCATTACATATTGTTTAATGAATTTAAGACTGTAGCCATCCTTGCAAATAAAGGAGATGCCTCCAGAGAGGTTCTTGCCAGAATTAAATTAGCATATGAAGCATTGCCGAAGTGGCTGCAGCAGGGCATAGAAGAGTGGAATAAGGGTAATATTGCATTAGAAAATGGTTGCCAAGTATTGGCTGGTACTACATCTTCATCAGCAATTCGTGGTAAATCTGTAAACTTTCTATATCTGGATGAGGTGGCATTCATCGAGGGATACGACGAATTCTTCGCTTCAGTGTACCCAACCATTTCTTCTGGTGAATCCACGAAGCTTCTGATGACCTCTACGCCTAACGGATTAAACCATTTTTGGAAAACGTGTAAAGGTGCAGAAGAAGGAACTAACGGATACAAATTTGTTAGAGTTATGTGGTATGATGTACCAGGACGAGATGAAAAATGGCGCAAAGAAACTATTGAATCGCTTGATCATGATGAAGAAAAATTCAATCAAGAATATTGTTGTGAATTCCTTGGATCATCTGGTACACTAATTAGTGGTAATAAACTAAAACAACTATATCCAGATAATCCTATTCAACAGGGTGAAGGTTTCTTACAATACGAAAAGCCTACTGGAAATCATCAATACGTTATTACTGCAGATGTTGCAAGAGGTAAAGGATTAGACTTTTCTACTTTTACGGTATTTGATATTACTGAAATGCCATATAAACAAGTGGCGACATTTAGAGATAACTTTATTGGCCCAATTGATTTTGCATCTGTATTATATAGAATTGGTAAATTATACAATACAGCTGGAATTCTTGTAGAACTTAACGATATTGGTGGACAAGTTGCAGATGTATTATTAATTGATTATGGATATGAAAATCTATTATATACTCAAAACTCAGGTAGAAGTGGTAAAGTACTATCTGGTGGTTTTGGTAAAAACGTGGAAAATGGAATAAGAACTACAAAACTTACAAAAGGTACTGGTTGCTCAATGCTAAAAATGCTAGTAGAGCAAAATCAGCTTTTAATAAGAGACTTTGAAACGATACAAGAATTGAGTCGTTTTTCCAAGAAGAAAGAATCTTATGAAGCTGAATCTGGATTTCATGATGACCTTGTAATGAATCTTGTTATTTTTGCTTGGATGACAGAACAGCAATACTTCAAAGATATGACAGACATAAATACATTAATTAAACTTCGAGAAAAAACTGATGAACAAATTGAAGAGGAACTTTTACCCTTCGGCTTTATTGATGATGGCGCGGAATATTATGAAGAAGATGGACTTGTGCTATAATCGCGCATAAATAACCAAATCAATTAATTTATAAATAGAAACAGTGATATATAAATTAAAAAACGCGTTTCTAATTTAATAAAGGAGAAAAACATGGCTTTTTCCGTAAGTCCTTCGGTAATAGTTCGTGAAGTGGATGCAAGTCAAGCCGTACCAGCCGTTGCAACTCCACCTGCGGCTATGGCCGGAATTTTTAAATGGGGTCCAACTAATGACCCGATTTTAATCACATCTGAAAATGATCTAGTTGATCGCTTTGGCAAGCCAGACGGTGGAAACTATGAAACATTTTTCACTGCTGCAGATTATCTATCATATTCGAATGCTCTTTGGGTTGTTCGCGCAGATGATGGCTCTGCTACTGCTTCTGGTACAACTCTTGTCTACGATGCAAATAACGACCTAGTTGTTGGCGACAGTACTTATGGTGCATTTGATGCAAAGTATCCTGGCGCATTAGGTAATGCTGTTGAAGTTGCTTGGGTAACCGCGGGTTCATTCTCAAATGAACTTGCAACAGTAGGTCAAATCCCAGCAGATAAAGTATCTAACACATCAGTAAGTCAAACAATTGCATTTAACTCAAATGAAATGGGCTTTGAAGTTGCAAATACTGCGCAGCTTGCAACACAACCAAGTGTTGGTGATATTCTTGTTATCGGTAATAATAGTGTTGGATACCAAGAGTTAGAAGTTGCTTCATTTACAGAAACAGAAGTTGAAGAAACATTTGGTTCAGGCAATACTGCTGTAACTGCTACTATTGCTTATCAGTACGACTTGACATTTACATCAAGATATACTCTTGCAGAAACAGATCTTTCTAAGATTTCTGTAACAAGAAAATGGAGACATAGCTCTATCTTCAGTGGTGCACCATCTGCAAATCATTTGCATGTTGCTGTTATTGATAAAACAGGTGCTATTTCTGGTGCTGCAAATACAGTACTTGAAAAATTTGAAAACCTTTCAACAACATCCGGTGCTGTTACAGCGCAGGGTGCAACAAACTATTGGGTAAATGTAATTGAAAACATGTCTTCATGGGTTCAAGTTGCAAATACTGCAGTTGTTGGTACTGCTTCTACGGCTATGGCAAGATATGAGCAAATGGCAAATGGTACGGATGCTACTACAGAATCAGGTGCAACACTTAGCGCATTAGCATTTGCTTGGGATACATTGAAAAATAGCAATGAGCTTGATATTTCTTTTGTTCTACAGGGTAAAGCTGACGATGCAGGTGTAAGAGCAAACTATATTGTTTCTAATATCGTAGAAACAAGAAAAGATTGTGTTGCATTCCTATCACCATCTAAAGAAGCTGTTGTGGATGAAGTTAAATCAAATGCTAAGATGGAAAATGCAATTGCTTATCGTAACAAAATTCAAAACTCTTCTTACTGGTTCATGGATTCCGGTTATAAGTATCGTTACGACAAGTACAATGATATTTACCGCTGGACACCTCTAAATGGTGATATGGCAGGTCTTGCCTCAAGAGTAGATGCTTGGGAATCACCAGCTGGTTATAGAAAAGGTGTTATCAAAAATGTCGTAAAGCTTGCGTTTAATCCAAGCAAACCACAAAGAGATCAACTATATTCTGCAGACATTAACCCAGTTATGTCTCAGGTTGGTCATGGCATTGTTCTATTTGGCGATAAAACTGGCCTTGGACTTACAAGTGCGTTTGATCGTATCAATGTTCGCAGACTATTCATTGCAGTTGAAAAATCAATTGCAACTGCTGCGGAAAGCTTCCTATTTGAGTTTAATGACGAATTCACACAAACTCAATTTAGAAACATTGTTGATCCATTCTTACGTGATATTCAAGGGCGCCGTGGTATTATTGACTACAGAGTTGTGTCAGACTCTACTGTTAATACTCCTGAAATCATCGATCAAAACAAATTCCGTGCAAGCATCTTTATCAAGCCTGCTCGTTCTATTAACGTTATCGAACTTACATTCGTGGCTACAAGAACTGGTGTGGAATTTGACGAAATCGTTGGCCAGATCGCTTAATAAATAGTATAAAAAGGAGAAAGACACATGGCATTTAATATCAATCAGTTCAAATCAGAACTTGTTGGTGGCGGTGCACGTCCTACGCTCTTCCAATGTCAGATCACTAACCCAATTAACTCAGCTGCCGATATCAAGATTCCATTCATGGTAAGAGCAGCTGGGATTCCTGAATCAACAGTAGGTCAGTACACAGTACCTTACTTTGGTCGTCAGGTTAAATATGCTGGTGATAGAACATTTGCAGACTGGACTGTAACGGTTATCAACGACGAAGATTTTGCCATCCGCAACGCAATGGAAGAATGGTTGAATTTTATCAACTCTCACGATTCCAACGCAAGAGGATTGCCACAGCAATACAAATCAACCGGTCAGATTACTCAATACAGTAAAGACGGTTCAATCCTTCGTACATACATTTTCGAAGGTATGTTCCCAATTTCTGTGGATGGTATTCAGCTTGATTGGTCTCAAACAGACTCAATCGAAGAGTTTAATATTACATTCCAATATGATCTATGGAGAGTTGAAGGTTCTACTGGCATTCCAACTACCTAATTTTTATAATATGAGGAAATGACAAGTGAAGATTTTTGGATTTGAAATCAAGAGAGAAGTAGACGAAGTAGAAAATGCTGTTTCGTTTACTTCACCTTCTAATGACGACGGTGCTATCACCGTTGAAAGCAGCGCTCTTGGTGGATTTTATAGTACCATCCTTGATATGGAAGGTACTGCTAAAACAGAATCAGAATTAATTACAAAATATCGCGGACTTGCGATGCAGCCAGAGATTGCGCAAGCGGTTGATGAGATTGTAAATGAAGCAATTAATATTGATTCTGATGAAAACGTTGTGGAAATCGTTTTAGACGATACAGATCTTCCTGATAAAGTTAAAGAAAAGCTTACAGAAGAGTTTGAAGAAATTCTTTCTCTTCTAGATTTTTCAAGTAGTGCTTATGATATTTTTAGTAAATTTTATATTGATGGTCGTATTAACTATCATATTATTATCGACGACGAAAATATCAAAGAAGGCATTCAAGAATTAAGATACGTAGATCCTCGCAAACTTAAACTTATTCGTGAAATGGATAAGAAAAAGTTAGATCCGCATTCAGGTATCCCAGTTAAAAAAGTTAAGAACGAATACTATATGTATTCAGAAAATGGTTTTGGTGGCGATAAAGGTTCTCAACAGTCTGGCGCTACAGGATATAAGATTTCAAAAGACTCTATTGCAAGAGTTACTTCTGGTCTAATGAATGAAAACAATTCATTAGTTTTATCTTATTTGCACCCATCAATTAAGCCTCTTAATCAATTAAGGATGCTAGAAGATGCTACAATCATTTATACTCTTACAAGAGCTCCTGAAAGACGAGTTTTCTACATTGATGTTGGTAACTTACCTAAATCAAAAGCTGAACAATATCTAAGAGATATGATGGTTCGCCATAAAAATAAATTGCAATATAATTCATCAACTGGCGAAATCACCGATGGTCGCAAAATGATGACAATGACCGAAGATTTTTGGTTCCC